CCTTATCAGTCGCCCACACGACCCCAAGAACGCGGCCAAATTTTCCTTTTTCTTTCGAACACTCGATCTCAATTTTCTTACCTTTGAGAAGCTCTTTTAACCTGGCCTTTGATGCCAGTCCGAGAGCTTTCTCTTCTAGATTTCTCGTTCGGGACTCCGGGGTGTCGATCCCCAGCATCCTGACTCTGGCTTGATGCCAGATGGAAAATCCCAAATCCAGGTTAACGTCGATCGTATCTCCGTCAACCACTCTTGTGACCTTGCATCTGTAATCAAACATGGGGTACTCCTTCTAGCTTGTAGCACCAGATACACATTCTAGCGATGCCGCAGCCGCACTCTTGCATCTGATGGAACCCAAAGAGGCATTTCAATAACCGTTTCCAGGGGTTCTGCTTTTTTATCATGCTTCAGCGAATACGCCGGCAAACCCGCCGCTGATGGCATGGTCCCGGACGGCTTCCACCACCGCTTCTTTCAGATCCTCCACGCCGTAGACTGAGCCGTGAAAATGAAAATTATTGACGGTTCCCATACCACCGCCCTTGCCTAATGGGATGACGGCTTCTGGGCCTGCTTCACCAATCATCGCCAGAGTGGGCTGTGTCACTATGCCACCCTTAGCCAGTTCCATTTTCCAAGGAATCTCACCAGCAACTATCGCGCCCAACGCCGCCGCTAATTGAGGATTGATTGTTAGAATATCTTCCCGTACTTGGTCGGCCATTTTTTTCGCCATTTCATCGGCTGGGGTTGGTACGCCCATTCTTTTTGCACCTGCAACGTGATGCTGTACCAGTCGTTGAGCAGATGCAATCGAGTCAGGGTCTAATCCTTTTTCAACTGCTTCCTCAAGTTGCGTTTTCTTGGTATCCGCTTTACTCGCCAGGCTTTCCCTAGCGGCCTCGGCTAGAGGGCCAACACCTTTCTCAGCAAGGAATTTTTCTTGCTCTAAAGTAAGCCATCCACCTTCTCTGATTCGCTCTGCATTACTCTTTAATTCATCAGCCGCTTTCTGGGCCGCGCCCTTGACAGTCTCTGACCACGCTAAGAAATCCTTGCCTGTTTCACTGGTGAAAGTTTGGAGCGTTGATTTCACGTTGTTCGTATCTACATTCAGGTCGTCCATACGCGCCAAGACATCTTTGATGCTATCACCAGTGATTGCCGACCATGCCTGGACTACATCCTCCATCTTGGAGCCTGAGTCTTTCCAGGCTATATTGGTTATATCGAGATTGTCCCGCAATCTTGCCAAGCCTCTATCCGACGCTTCTTCAATCCTTGCTTCCGCGTCACGTCGTCTTTGCGATGCCGCGATGGTTTCATTGACACCGTCTATGAAGTCTTGCCTGTCCTTTTCTCTTTGACTGATACGGGATTCAAGGGACAGTTGTTGTAAAGCCGTGAACCTATCTTGTTCTTTCTGTATCTCGTCGAGGCTCCTGATAATACCGCCTTGAGCTTGGAAGGCAGCATCCTCCATATCGCCGTAAGCCTGGGCCATGTCCTCGGCCACCTCTTGGGTAGTCCTACCCACCTCTCTGGTCTTCTCACCCACTTTGTCTGCAACTTCTGCCGTCTTCCTACCTAGGTCGTCGTTGTTTTCAATCATCGCTTGAGCGGCTTGCATCTGAGTATCTTCCATTGCGCCCCAGGCTTCGGATTGGTCCCGTAATTTCCCTTCCGTGTTATTCGCCCAATCATCAACTGAGTCCTGGGCATTACGCAAAGTACCCATTGTCTCTTCGATAGCACGGCGAGTGTCGCTCATCCCTGGAATCCACTTGGTTATCGCTAGGAACCCTTCACCCAGCTTGATGATGAACCCAATCACTTGCCTAGTGAATGTCCCTATCGTCTTGCGAACAATATCAACTATCCTGTCCCAGTTCTTCCAGGCAGCGATTCCAAGAACGATAATTCCAGTGATTGGGCCAAGAGCAATGCCGAGAAGGACTACCGCGATCTTGACCTTGGTGGACATATCATCCCACTTTTTCCAGACGATAATCGCCGCCGTAATAAGAGCCGCAATGCCGATAATGGCTAAAGTCACCGGTCCCATAGAAATGCTTAATGCGGCAAATGCCGCGCTGACCAATCCAATACCAGCGACCAACGTGGGGAGGATCAACAGTAGCGGCCCCAGGACCAGCATGATCGCGCCAAGGGCTGCAACTACAACCCCCAACACCTTGGTCAGATTAGGATGAGCCTCGGTCCATTCGATCATGCGCCTGACCATCTTTTCTATGAGAGGGACCAGAGTCTCTATCACAGGCAATAAGGCCGACCCGAAGACCTGGAATAAATCACCTGCCCGGTTCTTCAGTTGAGTCACTGGGTCAGCAGCGGCTTCAGCCTGACCCTGGAATTTCGCCATGATTGCACTGAGGACCTCCGTGGAATCTGCGCCTTTCTCGACTGACACGCCATAGCGATTCAAGGCACTCTCTTCACCACTGATGGCTCTGGCGACCAAGGTGGCCGCTGCGCCCAGGTCCATCTCTTTGCCGGCCGCTAGTTCCATAGTGGGGACCAAGGCTTTCATCGCGTCATCATAGTTGCCGCTGACCAGAATCAGCTCTCTCAGAGCATCTCTCTGCTCTTCATCACCAAAGTTGGTCTTGTTCTGTTGGGCAGCTACTACAGCTTCGATCTGGGCCTTCTGTTGCTCATAGGAAGTCCCAACCTTCTGCAAGGCCATATCAAGCTGGCGAATCCCTTTCTCCTGGTCAAAGGCAGACTTGACTGACATCACGGCAATACCAGTGATGGCAGCACCCATCGCGGTCATCGCCATGCCTATGGCGCGGCGGTGTTTCTGGATACCCTGGACCATCTTCCCCATGTTGTTTTCAACATTCTTGAATTCCCGGGAAGCATTGTCCTTTGCTTGTATCAGGACCGCTATCGTTGCTGCATCAGCCATCGCTTTCTACCACCTCCACCATCTCAGTCCATGCCTCAACCTGTGCCGGCAACATCTGGCTGGCATCCTGGTTGTGCTGATCGCGCGCTGAGATGAGTAATCTGTAATCCATGATGTCCTTGATGGTCTGCCAGTCCTCATCCATCACCTGGCTCGGTAAGCAACCGAACGCCTCACAGATGATGCCTATGCTCACTGTTGAAGGCTGAGGTCCATCTCCGAGGATATGCTCTCCGAATCGTCTGAGTCTTTTTTTCTTTCATCGGCCGATTCCCCTCCACTGGCGGCGCCCATCAACCACATGAGTTCCTCTGAGGATAGACCTTCCAGGATGTCTGGCCGGCCATACGGCTGGTCGATAGGCTCTCCCATCAGGTCCGTCCAGTTCCATTTGATGACCCGGCGGGAGAGTTCTTTGCATAGAAGTGATAGGTTCTCACCCAGTCCACTTGCATTATCTCCAGCGTTCTGCAACTTGGAAATCTGCATGACTTCTTTCACGGTGATGACCGGAAGTATCTCCACCCATTCACCTTTATGGACATAGTGCGGAGTACCCTGGTCGACTACCTCTCCGCCTTCAACCACCTGCCCGATGCTGATCGCGCAGTCATCAGATTTCACCCGGATTGCCGGTATCTTGGGCTTCATAGAGCCTCTCCTTTCACGTTAATCAGAACATTTGACCGTTCTGATTTTGATTGACCAGACCAGCCACATTATCACAGACCGTGATATGCGCTATTGATTAGCACTGGCGTTCTACTTTTTAATGGCCTTTTCTCGGCGTTCTAAGCCGTTTTGTGGGTACTGCAGGCTCTGGGCCATACAATCACTCATCTGGCCCCGCTTTATGCACCAAAACGGATGTTCTGAAAACCGGGGCATTTCTAGAACACCCCGGTCCTCATAGAATCTAACCGCGGGTCGGAGCAGCGGCATCCAGAGCAGCTGAACCACCGTTGTGGCGGAAGCTGGCCGAGTAGGTTATCGGACCGCCGACCGTGCTGCTGATCGAGTAGCTGGTGACGATGGCGAAACCGTTATACCCGGTGCTGCCGTCAGGTTCAAAATCCCACTCCTCGCCTTCTAATCCAAGCTCGCCAAATATGGTCGCATCACCCTGGCTGCTGGCTAAATCAGCAAAACCAGAGATGTCGATCGTGGCGGTCGGCTTGCCTGCCAGAAAGTTTTGATAAGTGTCGCTGAAGGCGGTGACATCAGCTTCCGGGACCGTGAAGTTGAGCGTCACTGAGCTCAGCTCATCCTCCAGAGCTACGGAGTCAAACGAAAAATCGGCGTCCTTGCCATGCGTTCGAGCCATGATACTAACCCTCCTTTAATATTCTAATCTATGATACTGCCCTGGTAGTCGAGCCAGAGCATTGGAATGTTGCCGAATAGGTCGCTACTCCGCCGACCGGGAGGTTGATGGTGTAGCTGCTACAGATCGCGCCAGTCAGACCGCTTGACGTGCAGGTGTACTCAGGAGAGTTGGTGTCAGGACCGGCGCCGTCCGGGTCATAGACCAGAGTCTTTGGTCCACTGGTCAGAGAGATATGGTCGAATATGGTCGCATCACCGTCTGAAGCAAAGTCCATATCAACCGCACCGGCAACGTCAAAGGTGACACTCTTCTTGCCGGCCAAGAAATTCTGATAAGCGTCATTGAAGGCCGTCACGTCGGATTCACCCACCGTGGCGTTCATCGTGATGGAATTGAGTTCATCAGAAATTTCCACGCCGTTGAATGAAAAATTTGAGTCCTTGCCGTGAGTTCTAGCCATGCAATCCTCCTATGATGGGGTTACGAAGTAG